TAGAATAATGCCAATCACAGGACCATACAGTAATACTAAAAATATTGGACGGGATCAATCCTATACAGAAATTAATCCAGGTCCATACATAGCCATTGTCAAAGACAATGTGGATCCTACCAGAATGGGCAGATTGAGAGTGGTGGTACCATCATTGAACACTTCCAGAGAACCCTATGACAGTGAATTAATCACAGTGGAATATTTGCCTCCATTTTATGGAGCAAAAAGTCCTGAATCAGTGAATGAAACAGACATAACCAACTACACAAATTCTCAACACGCTTATGGTATGTGGATGGTTCCACCCGATATCGATACTCGAGTACTTGTAATTTTTGTTGAAGGTAGAATATCTCAAGGCTATTGGATAGGCTGTGTGCAAGAACCATTTGTGAATCACATGGTACCAGGCATTGCCAGTTCCGCAGACACATATTCTCCCAGCACCGGTGGTGACTCCGGTCTAGACAAAAAAGCAATCTATGGCACAGACACAGTGCCTGCAGGTGAAGTCAATCGAGGCATATTTGATTCTGCATCTCAAGGGGGTTTTGATAAACTTAAAAAACCCATACATCCATTTGCAAAAACTCTTCGTGATCAAGGATTGATACAAGATAATGTCCGAGGTAATACCACATCTTCGGCTCGAAGAGAAACACCGAGCAATGTGTTTGGTATCAGTACACCAGGCCCAATCGATCAACGATCTACCAAAATTGATCCATTAGGACCCAAAGACAAAATTAAAAAGGCAAAAACCACTCGAAAAACCGGTCATACTTTTGTGATGGACGATGGTGATGCACAAGGTCAAAATCAATTAATCAGATTAAGAACCAGTTCGGGTCATCAGTTATTGATGCACGACACAGCAGGTGTGATGTATCTGGCCAACGCAGATGGCACTGTGTGGATGGAATTTTCCAACAACGGTATGGTAGATGTGTATGCTCAAACCGGTTACAATTTAAGATCAGGTGCAGATATTAACTTTCACGCAGAAGGCAATATCAATATGTACGCCAACAAGAATATTAAAATCAAAGCCAATGAATCCACTGGCGGAGTTAGTCTTGACGGTGCTAATCTTTATCACTATGCCTCAGAGAATGTTCGAATTGAAGGCAATTATATCAGCACTAAAGCCAAAACCATTGTGGCAGATGCCTCAGATAGAAATATTCAACAGGGTATGACTCGTGTGGATCTAATTGGCGGACAGGTACACTTCAACAGTTTTCCTGTGATACCAGACATGGTTACACCGTTGCAGAGAACCACATACACTCAACCTTTCGGTACAGGTACTGCACTGACCACATATCCAGATGTGAGTCTTCAACCACTGGGCACAGTATTAAAAGTGGATCGAGCTCTACCAGGCCTATCAGGTATGCGAGTACCAACTCACGAACCTTTCTGGGGACACCAAGACGTGGTACCTGCTTTTGGATCTGTAGGCGGAACCAGCACAGCAATTGGCACAGCCGGATATATTGAAGACGCAAATCGAAACTCAGATCTTATGTCCATTAGATGGGCACAGTACAAAGCAGACATCACCAACGAATTAATAAAAAATCCAACCAAAACAATTGATTCAGTTACTTCACTGTTCAATGCTGGATACTCAAAAACATTTAGCACTGCTTCAAATTTCTTAAATGACAAACTCACCGGCTATATCAAACTGGGAGAAGGTGCTTCTGAAACTTACAATCAAATCGTATCAGGCATTAATAAAGTTGGAGTCAGCAATCCAGTGAATATTCTTGTGAACGAATCAGGCATACTCTACACCAAAGGAGTTAATCAACTCATCAAAACCACAGGATTGGACAAAGTAACCGGACGACTCAGTAATGCTAACTCAGCAATTAATTCAGTAGGCAGTCTGTTGTCGGGTGAATCTTTAGGCAGTCAAATAGAAGGCATGGTGCCAGGCATAGGCAAAATTACAAATGCATACAATAATGTGTCCTCAATCACAGAAACTTATAAAAATGTAGTGGGAGGCAACATCACAGCAGTGACTCAAATTTCATCAGCGATAAGTACGTTTAGTAACAGTGTAGCCAGTAAGATAGGATCAGTGGCTCGAAGCATAGGTAAGAAATTTGGATTTTAAAAATGGCGAGTGATTATATTCCAGGCGTATCAGTTTTTAAAGGATTCAGTTCCAGAGCAGATCAATCCAACTACAAGATGTATGATTTTGCACTGATCAAACAGGATCTAATTAATAGACTGTCTGTGCGAAAAGGTGAACGAGTTGAAAATCCAGAATTTGGTACTATCATATATGACGTGCTGTTCGAACCACTCACGGAAGCAGTTAAACAGGCAGTAGCCGATGACATCACTGCTAATCTCAATGCAGATCCTCGTCTACAAACCGAAGATATTGTGGTTAGTGAGTTTGAACACGGTATTGCTGTACAAGCCACTATTAGATATGTGCCCTACAATGTGGTAGAAAAACTCACATTCTCATTCGACGAAAACAGCACTCTGCGTCTATCTTAATATACGCAGTTAATACGATCCATAAATACCCTTATAAATTTGTATGGCCACAACAGATAGACAAAATCGATTACTCGTTGCTGAAGATTGGCGAAAAATCTATACCGCTTTTCAACAGGCAGACTTCAAATCTTACGATTTTGAAACCATCAGACGAACCATGGTGGCTTATCTCCGAGAGAACTATCCAGACGATTTCAATGACTATATAGAATCTTCGGAGTATGTGGCACTGTTGGATTTAATTGCCTACATAGCACAGTCACTCTCTTTCAGAGTGGATCTAAATGCTCGAGAAAATTTCTTAGAAACTGCGGAAAGAAGAAATTCAGTACTAAGATTAGCCAGACTAATCAACTATAATGCAAAAAGAAACACACCTGCCACAGGATTATTGAAGTTTACTTCGGTGTCTACCACAGAGAATGTTACAGATTCATCAGGAACCGATCTTGCCAATGTTACAGTGGTTTGGAATGACGGCACTAATGCCAACTATCGAGAACAATTTATTAATATTTTAAATGCGGCCAATGTGTCAGGACAGACCTATGGCAAACCACAAGAATCAGACACCATCGGTGGAATCAAAACAGAAATATACACTGCCAATTCCAACAACACAGATCTGCCTATTTTTACTTTCCGTAGATCAGTGAGTGGCATAGACAGAACTTTTGAAATTGTGCCTGCTACTATTCAAGATTCAGAAAGCATCTATGAGAGCACTCCAATACCAGGCGGTGGATTTACCTATGTGTACAGAACCGACGGTGCTGGTGATACCTCCAACAACACAGGATTTTTTTCTCTGTTCAAACAAGGCGGTATGGCTAATACAGAATTTAGTATAAACAATCCAACCACTAATTTCGTTCAACCTATCAATGTTAACAATATCAATAACACAGATGTTTGGTTATACGAGTTGGATGATTTTGGACAGTTAGAAAATCTTTGGGATAAAGTACCTACCACAGTGGGTAACAATGCTATCTACAACTCTTTAGCCAAAAATAAAAGAAATATCTACAATGTGATTACAAAAAATAACGACACAGTAGACCTTGTGTTTGGTGACGGCAATTTTTCAAATATTCCTTCAGGTCGATTCCGAGTTTATTATAGAGTATCAGACAATGCTCGTTACTCGGTACAGCCAGCAGACATGACGGGTATAACATTCTCATTAGGTTATACAGATAAAAATGGTGCTCCCCAGACTTTAACAGTGTCAGCATCACTGCAACAATCCATTTACAATGCCACTGCAACAGAATCATCAGCATCGATCAAACAGAAAGCACCGCAGGTTTATTACTCACAGAACAGAATGATCACAGCAGAAGATTACAATGTGGTTCCTCTGTCAGCGTCACAAGATATTATCAAAGTAAAATCAACAAATAGAACAGCATCAGGCATATCCAGAGCCAAAGAAATTATTGATCCAACCGGAGCATATTCAAATGTATCTGTGTTTGCAGATGACGGCATACTCTACAGAGAAGAGACTGCTCCTACATTTACTTTTACTTTCAATAATCAAAATGAAATATTGAACACTATTAACAATTCAGTAGAGGCTAAATTAAAAGAAGCCACTGCTCGACAATTTTTCTATCTAAAATACGGCACCAAAGATTTGAGCACACTGTCTGCTTCTTGGGTATCTACCACCACAGGCACCAATACCAACACAGGTTATTTTACTTCGGGTGGTCCATTAGCCATAGGAAGTTATGCTACATCCAATTTAAAATATGCCAAAACGGGTGCTCTCATTAAATTTACATCGCCAGACTCTCGAGAATTTCTAAATGGCAAACTGGTAACTGCTGGCACAGACAATGCAGAAGACCGAGCCTGGGCAAAAATTTCAGCAGTAGTAGGTGATGGGTCCAATGACGGGGTGGGTAACCTAGAGTCAGGAGTGGGTCCAGTCACTCTTAACGATATCATTCCTGCCAATGCAGTATTATCAGCAGTGTTTCCTGTGTTCACAACCACATTCACCACAGCATTAAAAAATGATCTAATAGACAGAATTAACGCTTATGAAGAATTTGGTTTGAGATTCAACGAAGAAACTGGCTCATGGACAGTAATCACATCTGCCAACCTAAGTGCATCTTCTGTATTCTCTTTAGATTTTGCTGGTGATACCACAGCAACCAACATAGATGCATCGTGGTTCTTTAAGTTCACCAATGATGGCAACACCTACACAGTAACTTACAGAT